CCCAGCCTTCTTTTGTAAAAAGTATGCTAAGATCTCCCATCCAATGAGGGGGTCTATTCCTTTTGATCTGTATGACTTTCAGGAGACTGCCCTGCAAGATTTTAAAGAGAATCGTTTTAGTGTAATCTTGAAAGCCCGCCAGTTAGGGATTTCTACTACCGTTGCAGCCTATGTGTGTTGGATGATGTTGTTTCACAAGGACAAGAACGTCCTAGTTGTTGCAACCAAGCTGGGGACAGCGGCTAATCTTGTAAAGAAAATTAAGGCTATACATAAAAACCTTCCTGCGTGGCTTAAGATTTCCGATATCTCTATTGATAACCGAAATTCTTTTGAATTAACTAACGGATCCCAAGTAAAAGCCTCATCAACATCCGGTGATGCTGGTCGTTCAGAAGCTCTGTCATTGTTGGTCATCGATGAGGCAGCATTTGTGGATGGAATTGATGAGCTTTGGGCAGGTCTTTACCCTACTCTTTCAACAGGTGGGCGTTGTATTGCACTATCTACTCCCAATGGGGTGGGTAACTGGTTTCATAAGACTTATACGGAAGCCGAGGAAAACAAGAATGATTTTCACACTATAAAATTACCCTGGAATGTTCACCCCGAAAGAGATCAGGAGTGGTTCGCCAAAGAAACACGCAATATGTCAAGAAGGGAAATCGCTCAGGAACTTGAGTGCAATTTTAACGCTTCGGGTGATACGGTGGTCCACGGCGACGACCTTAAGAGAATATTAAGTAATGTTTATGAGCCGGACCACAAAGCAGGATTTGATAGAAACTATTGGATATGGAAAGAAGCAGACCCGCACAGGGACTATCTTCTTGTAGCCGATGTTGCTCGGGGTGACGGCTCCGACTTTAGCGTCGCTCACGTCTTTGATGTGCAGACGATGGAACAAGTAGCGGAATACCAGGGAAAAATAACCCCCGACATGTTTGCCCCTCACCTATATTCAATTGCTACAGAGTATAATGATGCACTCCTCGTAATTGAAAATAACTCATTAGGTATAGGTGTTCTGAGCAGGCTCCAGGACTTGGACTATAAAAATCTATATTATAGTATAAAATCAACTCATGAGTATGTGGACGAAGTGTCTGCCAACGCCCTCGGCGGAGTGGCAGGTTTTACAATGTCTATGAAGACTAGACCATTAGTTATTGCTAAGTTTGAGGAATTCGTGAGAAATAAACTAATTACTATTAATTCTATGCGTCTCGGAAACGAAATCAAAACGTTTGTGTGGCACAATGGAAGACCGCAAGCAATGCGTAGCTATAATGACGATCTTGTTATAGCTGCGTGTATTGGGTGCTGGGTGCGAGACACGGCTTTGACAGCCAATAAACGGGAGGCAGATTATAAAAGGGCGTTGCTATCGAGTATTTCTGTCTCTTCGACAACTATAAATACAAAGATAGATGGTCAACACGGGTATAAACCACAAAAGGCGCAACCAAAACGCTTTACTGGTTCCGATGGCAGAGAACACGACTTAAATTGGATAATCAAAGGATAAAAAATGGCTGACGAAAACAACAACGGATCAAACAACCCCAGAAATAATCAGTCCGGCTTATTCAAGAGGCTCACCAGACTCTTCAGCGGGCCTATTGTAGATTATGACCGACCCTCGGTCGTGCGCTCGAACCGCCGAGACATTAAAAAGTATAACTTTACTTCTTCCACTGGTAGGGAGTTCAAGAAAAAAGAATATTACAACCCATTTGGGGATTTGAGCAACAAGGTTCTCTTGCAGAGAAACAAACAGCTTCGTTATACTGATTTTGAGCAAATGGAGTATATGCCAGAGATAGCTTCCGCCATCGACATCTATGCGGATGAGATCACTACCTCTACTGCTTTCAATCCGCTGGTAAATATTGATTGTCAAAACCGGGAAATTAAAGATATCCTTGACACTATGTTGTATAACGTGTTGAATGTTGAAGCTAATCTATTTGGTTGGGCTCGTAGCATGTGTAAGTATGGGGACTACTATTTATACCTTGACATAGACGATTCAATGGGTATTACTAATGTGATCCCCCTCCCGGTAAGGGAAATCGAACGAATTGAGGGAACTGACCCCACTAATCCAAATTATATACAATATTTCTGGCAAAGTGCAGAAGGTCAGAAGGGCGTCACCTTCGAGAATTGGCAGGTTTCTCACTTTAGAGTCCTTGGTAATGATAAATATGTACCTTACGGGACATCGGTTCTTGAACCGTCCCGGCGCATTTGGAGACAGCTTACCCTTTTAGAGGATGCTATGATGGCTTATCGTATCGTCCGCTCCCCTGAACGGCGAGTGTTCTATATTGACGTCGGTAATATAGCGGCGGAAGATGTTGAACAATACATTGAACAAGTAAAGACCCAAATGAAAAGAAACCAGCTTGTAAATGAAGACTCTGGTCGGGTGGATTTGCGCTACAATGCAATGAGTGTGGACGAAGATTATTATATTCCCGTCCGAGGAGCTACTAACAATACCCGTATTGAGACCTTGGCTGGCGGTCAATTTACTGGAGACATCGACGATGTAAATTATTTGAGGGATAAGTTGTTTTCTGCTCTCAAGGTACCAAAAGCTTATCTAGCTCAGTCGGACGCACAAGAAGACAAAACAACTCTTTCTCAGAAAGATATTCGCTTTGCCCGCACCATCCAAAGGCTCCAGCGAGTGGTTATTGCCGAACTAGAAAAGATGTGTATTATTCACTTGTATACGTTAGGGTATCGAGACAGCGATTTGATATCTTTCAAGTTGTCTCTCAATAATCCCTCTAAAATAGCGGAGCTTCAAGAGCTTGAGCACCTGCGGGTCAAGTTCGATGTGGCTGGGTCTGCTACTGATGGTTATTTCTCGAAGCAATGGGTGTATCGTAATATCTTCAAGATTGCTGAAGAGGAAGTGGAAAGAATACAAATCGAACAATTCACAGATGCACTCCAGAGCGCAGCTATCGAAGAAGCCGGAACGGTGCCTGAGCCCACAGAAGGCGGTGATATGGGTGGCGAATTCGGTGAGGAGGACCTTGGGGGCGAGGATTTCGGCGATGAAGAACTGCCAGAGGACGACTCGGCATTACTCGCTGAGCCCGAACCGGGGCAACGAGATGACAATGGTTATATGAGAGTGAAGAGCCCAAAGTGGCGACAGGGCGCTTTCCGGCGCAGCGAGCTTTCTAAAGTTGGAACTAATTTGGCTTCCTCGTCTCAGCGAAACCTATTTAAAGGGTGGAGTGGTCAAATGGGACCTTTGTCGAGAGGCACTGTGGGCGAAACCAAGCAGTCCGAGGAAGAACTAATTTTTGAAACTCAACATGATATTAAACGCTTGATTGAGCAACTGGAAAACAAAAATGAAAGCAAAGCACAATAAAAAACGAAATACTGCATTCTTGTTTGAGGCTCTTACCAGGGAATTGACCAAGGCTGTAGTAGAAAAAAACCATCATCGAGCGCAAGCTATCAAATCTATCCTCAAAGAGCACTTTCGTCGAGGAATGGTCTTATTCAGTGAATTAGATTGTTTCAACACTTTAAGTGACCAGAGGGGGCTAGACCCTTATACGGCTGAGAAGATGGTTTTTCGTGCCAAGCGGGCTTATGATGACTTAGATCAGAAAGATATTTTCAAGGAACAGTCTACGGTCATCAAGAAGATAAACCGCACACTAGGAAAAGAACTTTATAACACCTTTGTCCCGCATTATCAGTCTATCGCCTCGTTGTCCCAGATTTTCAATGACAAGCTGCCCGTCAAGAACCGAGTATTGATGGAACAGAAAGTCATTAGCCAACTAACGAGCCCCCTGAATGAATCCTCGGAGTTAGAGCCTGTGGATAGTTTGGTAGTTAAGTCTTTTACCGAGAGGTTTAACAACACTTACGAGGGTCTCCTCGGCGAACAAAGGGAACTACTAAATCGGTATATCACCTCATTCCATCAGTCTGGTGCTGATTTCAGGCTTTTTGTTGGTAAGGAACTCCAGAGAATTCACGAGGCTGTAAGCGCCTCTTTGAAACTTTCAGAGGTAGCCGAAGACAATGAGATGGTTGAGAACACCAAAAAGGTATTGGAACGCATTGAGAGAATCAGTGTCTCCAGCCTTGCTGAAAAAGAAATACTTAGAGTATTAAAACTTCAGAAACTTGTAAGAGAGTACCAGGACGATGCCCCTCAAGATTAAGATCGGCGCTGCCGCCGAAGAAAAGAAGCCAATACAGGCATCAATTGCCCTCCAGATAACCAAAACTATGGATGGTAATATCCTGATCAGTGATCACAAGTACATTGATATTATTATTGACCTCGTAGAAGCTAAGATAGTTACAATGCCTAAACCTCACATGGAAAAGGATGTTTACGATTATCAAAAAGACTTAATGTACAGCCTGTTCAAGGGCGGCGTTACGTCGGCTGTAGCTCCTCGTGGCGGACCTGTTTTTGGAATGGTGGAATGCACTTTCCCTGCGGAGGGGGAAGTTGATAATGTGCAGGCAGTCCTTTATCAGATATCTGAATACTTTAAAAAGACGGCTCAAGACGAGGCGACAGCAGAAGAGTACGACCAGAATATTGAAGATCGGTTTACTGATCCTAATGATTCGGATTCAACAGCCTATGGGGCTGTGCCGCCTTACCAAGACACTCCTCAAGGAGCTAATGATTCGTTACCCACTTACGCTTATGCGGGATACGGCTATTACTACTAATGTCTTTTGTCTATTTCGTGCTCTGTGCATACGGACTTACACAGGTTTTAGCTTTTTCTTCTCTGTTCGATAAGTTTCGACCAAACCATCGCTTTTTTACTTGTCCAATGTGTCTGGGCTTCTGGGTCGGAGTCTTTCTTCTGATACTAAACCCATTTACAGAACTATTTACATTTGATGTTTCGGCGATAAACGCTTTCCTTTTAGGTTGTTTGTCTTCAGGTACGTCTTATGCGTTATGTATGCTCATATCGGACGGAGGATTTCAAATTGAGAACCGAACTAATAGGGGTGTGGACACAAAAATGGATGTTAAGACCCGTAACCAATTGTTGCAGGGGTAGCTGTACCGTGCGGGTAGCACCCGCACTCAAAGGAGACTAAAATGAAAAAATATGTACTACAAGAATTTATGAACCTCGATTACAGCGATGAACTTCTGACAGAGGAAGAACGTGAAGGCAATCGCCAGGGTACGCACCTTATTGTGGCGGGGAAGATTCAGGCTGCTGAAGCTAAGAACGGCAATGGTCGGGTTTATCCTCGCCCAATTCTGGAGAGAGAAATAAAAAACTATACAAAACTTGTAAAAGAAGGTCGAGCTATTGGTGAATTGGACCATCCCGATACTTCTGTAGTCGAACTTAAGAATGCCAGCCATGTAATGACAGAGGTATGGTGGAATGGTGATGATGTGATGGGGAAAATGAAAATCCTCAATACTCCCGCCGGACAAATAGCGAAACAATTAGTAGAAGGTGGGGTTCAGTTGGGGATTTCCAGCCGAGGTTTAGGTTCTACCCGCCAACAAGGGAATACCACCATGGTGGAAGACGACTTTCAGTTATTGTGTTTTGATCTAGTCTCAGAGCCGAGTACAACCGGCGCTTTTCTAGTGGCTGAAAACCAAGTAAAGACCCATTTAACAAAAGCAGATAAAATTAACCGTGCCTTGAACGATATCTTGGGCGACGAATAAAGAAAAGAGTTACAATGAAGAAATCTGAGTTGAAAAATATTATCAAGGAGTGCGTCAAGGAAGTTATCTTCGAAGACGGCACTCTTTCGGGTATTATAACCGAGGTGGTACAAGGTCTGGGCGGGGCTAACGTCGTTCAAGAGCATCACCGCCCTGCTCCATCCTCAGGGGCAGAAGCTAAAGCAAGAGCCCAACTTGATGAAACTCGCAAACAAATGCGAGATGCAATCGGGGCGAATTCTTATGAAGACGCCAAGAAACGTTTTGCAAATCCAGAATTATTTGAGGGAACAAAACCATTGGCAGAATCTAGAGGTCAAGGGGCAGCATTATCTGGTGTGGACCCCGGTGATTCAGGTGTAGACATATCTAACATACCCGGCTTTGGCAAATGGTCTACCGTTGCCTCAGCAATAAGAAAGTAACAAAATGAAAAGAAATAACAGAAAACATAATAAACCCATTACTCCTTGCGTCACAGTGTCGGCAGAAGATCACCGTGGCGACCCAGACAGAATGATAAGGCGGTTCCGGAAGATGGTAAAAAACGAAGGGATTATTGAAGAATGTCGCTCCCGTCGTTATTTCACGTCTCAGAGCGAGAAACGCAGGGAACAAAAACAAGAAAGACAAAGATTGATCAACAAGGTCAATAAGCGCCGAACAGAACTACTTAAGCCTAGGGACAGGTTTATTAAGAGGAGGTCGTAGAGATGGCATCATCCGCCGATACAGCAAATTATTTTTCCGGATACCATAATGTATCGCCAGGGATAGCAAGT